GGCGTGGATCCGAGGTACAGAGGATGCAAGAAGCGGTTCCATAGAATTTATTTTCGACATCGGAGAGAAACGATTCCGGGTAGTCCGCACCAGAACAAAATCTGGAAAACCAACACTGAACTTGTCACAGTATCAAAAAGAAAGTGCTGACTGGATGAATCTGTCCAAGGAAAGAATCATTGACACACAGGCTGAAATCGAGAAGCTTCTTGGTATGGACAGCATGACATTTCGCAGCTGCGCATTGATCATGCAGGACCAGTATGGATTATTCTTGCAGGCGAAGAAAGATGAACGTATTGCTATCCTTGGAAATCTGCTCGGGCTTGGAATCTATGGAGTTATGGAACTGGATTCAAAAAAGAAACTCTCCGAACAGAGAAAAGAGCTGGCTTCGAAAAAAGAAGCTGTCCGAATCAAAACGGATTTTATCAAATCCAAAGGAGATCCGGAATCTGAATTGCAGAAAGCAGAGGAAGATATTCAGCAGCTTAATAAAGATATTGAGGATTTAAGCGATACTCAAGGACAGTTGCTGAATAAACATGCTCAGATTGAAAAAGCAGAGCAGGAGTGCCGCAAAGCTTCGGAAGAATTGGATGATTGTCATAAGAGACGCAGATCCATTTCAGATGAAATCTCAAGTAAGACGCAGATTTTAGAAAACTGTAATGCCGCATTGGAATCAGCGAATGAGGTCAGAGAAAAAGCCGCCGAATATAAACAGTTGTCCGAACAGATTATAGAGCTGGAGAAAGACGTTCTTAATCATGACAATGCAAAAAGAAATCTTGCTGGGTATAATGCTGACATCCAGAATTGCCAGAATATCATAAACGATGCAAAGCGTCGAAATAACGACATTGCGAATCTTATTGAACAGCTTAAAGCAGAACTTCCGGATAATTTGGAAGAAAAACTGACGGAGCTGGCTCAGGCGAGGACGCAATGCGAGGAATTACAGGAAAAAAGACATTTGACTTCTGTTGCGGAGCAGGAACTGCAACAGATAAGAGCAACGTATTCTCAGCGTATATCAGAAGCAGAGAACAGGCGGAAATATCGTTTGGACAGAATTTCCGAGATAAGACAGCAGGAGGAATTTATGAAGAATTCCGGTTGCCCTGATATAGATAGAGCAAGCTGCAGGTTTCTCGCAAAAGCAATCGATGATGTAAAGAGTTTACCAGAAGAAGCAGACCATCTGGAAAAATGTGAGGAAGAAATAGCAGCATTGAGGATCAAACGAGACGAAGAAATATCCAAAAAACAGGATGAAATTTGTATTATCGGATATGATGCTGAAAGATTAGAACTTTTGATAAGAAAAGCACGTGCACTTGTAAAATATGAAAACTTGAAAAAGGATGCCGAGAAAAAGAAACTTGAAATCGCCCGTTTAGAGACAGAAAAGAACACCAACAGTAAAACGATAGGGCAGTATGAAGAAATCCTCTTAGAGCTCAATATAAAGGCCCAGAAAGCAACTGATATTGTTGCTGCGTTATCTGATTCCGTTATTAAGCATGATGATGCTGTATGTAAAAGAAATTCGGTAGCACATTTTGCAGACCAGGAAAAGGAACTTCCGGTGTATGAAGAAAGAAAACAGCATATTGATAAGAGACTTACTGAATTATATCAGGAACGGAGCAAGGAAGATGCCAACGAACTTGTTTTACATAACAATCTTCGTGAAGCGGAAATAAAACTGGAAGAATTAAGAAAAGATATTGAAGGCAGTGAAGCTCTTGAAGAAGTTGAGAGAAGATTAAAATCTACAAAAGAAACTCTTGAAAAAGCGCAGATTCAAAAAGGCGTACTGACACAGAGAGTTGAAGATGTTGAGGCAATGCGTTCTGAAATAGCTCTTTTGAATAAAGGTATTGCTGTTGCAGCTGAGAAAGCTGATTGCTACGAGGCTTTGAAACAGGCATTTTCACAGGACGGAGTTCCGCACCAGATCATCAGGAACATCATTCCTCATATCACAGATACTACGAACAATATTCTCGGCCAGATGACTGGTGGAACGATGGGAGTGGAATTTGTGATGGAGCGCACCGTCAAAGGAAAGGACGGAGACAAGGCAACGCTGGATGTTCTGATCAACGAATATGGCAAGACAACTCTTCCATATGCTTCCAAGAGCGGAGGCGAGAAGGTAAAAGCTTCTCTTGCTGTTATCCTTGCATTGTCCGAAATCAAGGCAACAGCGGCAGGAATACAGCTTGGAATGCTCTTTATTGATGAACCACCATTCCTTGATGATGAGGGTGCACAGGCTTATGTAGATGCCCTTGAGACGATTCGTGATCGATATTCTGATGTGAAGATTATGGCTATAACTCATGACGATGCCATGAAAGCGAGATTTGGCCAGGCTGTGACAGTAATTAAAACAGATGATGGTTCAAAAGTAATCTACTAAGCGGGGGAATTTATGGCGAAAAGATATTATTGGTTAAAGCTTCCTGACGGATTTTTCCGTCAGAAGGCTATCAAAAAACTTCGGAAGATTGCCGGAGGAGACACCTACACAATTATTTACCTGAAAATGCTTCTTGTGGCGATGAAACAGGATGGAAGACTTTACTTCGAGGGAGTAGAAGCAACATTCTATGACGAGCTTGCTCTGGACCTGGACGAAGAAGTTGAAAATGTAAGAGTGACGGTTATGTTTTTGATTCAGCAGGACCTCATGCAGCTGATTGACGAAACCGAATATTCACTGTCGGAATGCTCCAAAATGACAGGGTCGGAAAGTGCCAGTGCTGAAAGAATGAGACGGTTAAGAGACAAAAAAGCGTCACAATGTGACATTGAAGTGACGGAACAGTTACGCATAGGTGACGTAGAGAAAGAGATAGAGAAAGAGATAGAGTTAGATAAAGAGAAAGATAATAAAAACATTAGCTTGGAGCTTAAAGACTCCAAGCAGAACACGTTCATCTCTCTTCCTCTGATTACAGGCTCAGGAAACTACGATGTGACATTTAATTATCTCAATTCACTGAGAGAACTGTTTCCGGCATTGGATGTTGAACAGGAGTTTAGATCAATGGCAGCATGGCTTGACAGTCACCCCCGTAATCGTAAGACACCTAGAGGAATCAAGAGATTTATCACTGGTTGGTTAGAACGTTCACAGAATTCAATGCCGGCATCCAGAACACCGCAAGCACCTGCAGCTACAAAGAACATGTCAACGAATCAGTATATGGAGGCAACGGCCGGCTGGTGCGAAGGGATGGGTGATTGAAGTGACACCTCAAGAATTTGATTTTATCAGAGCTTCAATCAAAAGCGCCTATCCAACATTTAATGTCATGCCAGACCAATACAGCATCAGGATGTGGTACCGCATGTTGGGGGACCTGGACTACAAGCTTTGCGAAACAGCATTGATGGAACTGTTTGCCACTCATACATACCCGCCGCAGATATCTGAGATACGGGAGAAATGTGCAGAATATACAGTTCCGCACCTCAAAGACCAGGGAGAAGCTTGGGGAGAAGTGCAGAAGGCTATAAGTCAGTATGGATATTACAGGCAGGAAGAAGCACTGGAAAGTCTGACACCAATAGTCAGAGAGGCGGTAAGACGGCTTGGCTTCCGGGAGATATGTCTTGATGAGAACCAGGATGCTGTCCGAGCGCATTTCTTCAAGATATATTCAACCCTGATCGAGCGCAAGACGAATGATGCAAAGCTTCCTCCGAGTATTCTGGAAGCGAAAAATAAATATATTGCACAGCTTACCACACAAGAAAATGTGGCAATAGAACAACAACACCGGGAACAGATAGCAGAAGAACCAGAACGTGCGACACCAGAGTATATAGATATGCTAATGCGGGAACACGGATTCAAGAGGTGACAGCATGGAGCAGATGGAAAACAAGAGAGAAGGTTAACCCTTCTCCCTTGTAACAACATCTGATATATCGCAGTCTAATGCATCACAGATTTTCTCTATCACCTTTAGTGATACGTATTCATTTTTTCCGAGTTGAGCGATTGCAGATGTTGTAAGACCTGCCTTAATCCGCAAATCTGTCTTGGTCATACCGCGATCAATCAAGAGTTTCCATAGATTGTTATAACTTATAGCCATTACCAGCACCTCCTGACGATAGTATAACATTCTAATAATCTATATTCAAGAAAAAATATCTAAAAATTAGATTTAATATTGACAACTTGGATATATAGAGTTAATATCTAAATAACAGATAATAAATCTAAAAAATAGATTGTTAGAAAGGAGAACATATGGCAAAAGTTGTAGCATTCAATACAAACAGACCGATGAATATTAATGCGAATCAGGAACGTCAGCTTAGTCGAAAATTTAGATGTCTTAGCAAAGAGCAAAAAATGGATGTGCTTCATTTGGGGTTCGGATATTTTAGGCGGTTGGCATACATGGATCAGGATCAGATTTTCGAAGGAATGCTGAAAGCCTGTGATGGTGACTATGAGATTTTCGAAGAAGAAATTAGCAAGCTGCTTAAGGGCGAAAATTTTTCAGCAATTTCAGGCGGGAGGGTGATACATGGCAAAGTTTGAAGATTTAAAAGGGCAAAAGTTTGGATATTGGACTGTTGTAGAGAGAGCAGAGAATCATCCGGCTACAAGAAGTGCACAGTGGCTTTGCGAATGTGAATGTGGAACAAAGAAGATCATTCGAGCTTCCGCCTTGAAAAGTGGAAAAAGCAAATCGTGTGGTTGCCATAAGAATGACTACAACAAAATCCATGGAGGAAAAGGAACTCGTCTGTATGAGTGCTGGCGTCATATGAGATACCGGTGTGATAACAAAAATAATCAAGCTTACGAGATGTACGGTGCCAGAGGAATAAAGGTTTGCGATGAGTGGCAGGAATTTGGAGCATTTAGAGATTGGGCACTTGAAAATGGGTATTTAGATAATCTGACTTTGGACAGAATTGACGTGAACGGAAATTATGAGCCATCAAACTGCAGATGGGCGGATGCGGTTACTCAAATGAATAATCGAAGAAGTACCCCACATTACACAGTGGATGGGAGAAGTTTAACTATTTCGCAATGGTCCAGAGAAACTGGCATACCAAGAAGCACAATACTTAATCGTCTGAAAAGAGGAATGAGTTTTGAAGCCGCAATAGAGAAAGGAGATTACAAATGTCAGAACAGTTAAAACAGGAACTTGAAGCTGATACTGACCGTTTAGAGGCGGAAACGGTTGCAGGCAGTGAAACAATAGGGGAACAGGAAGAGAAACCAGCAGAGGGCAAATTAGAGGCCCAGGAAGGCGATGAATTAAAGGAGGATACAGTTCCAATGGGAAAAGCCTCTCTTGCTGATATTGTTTCCGGGATTCCAGCTCCGACAAAAGAAGAAGTTGAAGTGGCAGAAGCTGAAAATGCAAAGCCGGTAAAGCAGAAAGCCAGAGAAAAGCTGGAAGCAGAAAAGAAGAAGGCAACACAGAAGAACTTTGCGGATCCGGTCATTACTTACCTGATGAAAAGATGCGAAGAGGATCAGGGGCTTGCTGAAGATGTGATGCAGGAGGGAAAGACCTGGAACAAGTGCTTTAGTTATATCGTTGAGCAGGCCAGGAAGCAGTCGAATGGCAGATCCGCTGCAGTTGAAGACCAGGTTGTATATGAATGGGCAGAGGATTATTACCACAAATATGAAAAACCGAAACCTGTTAAAAAGGAAAAAGGTAAAAAGCCTGTGATAACAAAAAAGCCGGTTACACCAACAAAAACTACCGAAAAAATCACAGATAATGAGAAAAAATCACAGGAAACAAAAGATAAACCTCAGATTTCTGAAAAGCCAGTGAAAAAAGATGCTGCTTCCAAGCAGCGGAAAACTGAAAAAACCAGTACCAAAAGCAGCGAACTGTCTGGCCAGATGTCATTGTTTGATCTTCTGTAGGAGGCTGTCGCATGGAAAAGAGAAAATTAGCAAAGATTCCGAGGGAGGAAGCCTCTGATGAAATGGTCAGATTTGCGGAAAGAGCTGCAGGCACACATATCGTAACGACCAAAGATATAGAAAAAGATCTGTTGATGGTAACATTCTATCCAATCAGAAAATTGAAGAAAGGAAAAAAAGACGCTCAGTTAAGAACGTTTTTTTCCAAGAATGATTACATATCACAAGATCTGACCGTTGAAAAAGTGAAATGGCTGACTGCAGCTTATGACAGAATGTATGATATCAGCCTTTATGAACATCATTGGGATTACAAAGAAAGCACAGGCAGATGGACGCCGAATATGTTTTTCTGGACGGATGCAGACATTGATCGTATGCGCAGCTTTTTCAAGGAATGGAGCACAGAGAAAGATGCAAGAGACTGGACAGCTGTGACACGCTTTCAGGATATGGTCAAACAAAAACGTCTTGATGAAAGACATGCCAAAGAAACCAATCCAATTGATGCGCTTATGGAAACGGTCAAAGAAATCCCTGATGAATTTAAAAACTGGGTATCAGATAAGGCGATGTCATTCAGCAGATATCTGATTTACTCAACAAGATCAAAGAATGAGGCTCTGGTGCATTGCACTCATTGTAATGGGGTGACACTGGTAGACAGAACGAAAATTCGGTTAAGAAATAACGAGAAGGGGATATGCCCCCTTTGCGGAAGTCCGGTCACCATTAAAGCCAGAGGCAGGATGCCGGCACGCATATGTGACAGGAGGATTGTTTCATTTATTGATCCAAGAGAAGAGGGGTTCCTGTGGCGGTATTTTACAGCATACAGAGAAGTAAAGCCGGATGGAAAGACAAATGATGGATTATTTGAGATCGTAAGGACATTTTACAAATTTGCACCGAACGGAACGCCATGCACCAGCAGTTATGAATACAGAGAGTATAAACAGACTGGTATTGTACGGTGGTGCACAGATGAAGGATACAGAGAAAGTTCATACTGCACCTTATATCCCGGAAACCTGCCGGAAGCATGGAAAGACACTCCGATGAAATACTCGGCACTGGAAATTTTGGCGGAGAATAGACCGAGTGAACAGATACATTATGCAAAGGCAATCAACAGATACAGAAAGTTTCCGCAGCTTGAATGGTTTATAAAAATGGGGCTGTATAAACTGGCCGCACATCTGATCAACGAGTTTCACGATGGTGCTTTTGGGTATGAAAGCCGGAATGGAATTAGGGGACTGAGAAAAAGTGGAAAAACAATATTTGAAATTCTTGGCCTTACGAAGGAAAACACGCGAATACTGCAGTCTATTGATGGAAACATTGATGAACTGAGATTATTGCAGGAAGCGCAAAGCTCTGGTTACAACCTAAAAGCGGAAGAACTGGAACGGTTCTATAAACTTTTCGGATGCAACACAACGCTGATCCGGAAGGAGAACAGGAAATCGACCATCCATAAGATCTGCAGATATATTGAACGCGAAGGTGCTGATTATCGCGTGGGAGAGAGCGGACAATGTTGGCGATATTCCTATATGCAGTGTAAAGAAAGACCGGATATCAGAGAAGAACGTCTGCAGAATTGCGCTAAGGACTGGCTTGATTATTTGAACTGGTGCAAAGAACTGAAATATGATCTCAACAATATGTTCTTCTATTTTCCGAAGAATTTCAAGAAAGTACATGATCGGACAGCTGCGGAATATCAAGCATTGCAGGATAAAAAGGCAGCGGAAAAGAAACGCCGGGAAGATGAACGGATAAAGCGGGAAGCCGAGGTCATGAAAAAACTTCTGGAGGAAATGCTCAAAGAGAATGCCGGTATAGACAACGCTTTCTTGATAAAAGGAAAAGGATTGATATTGAGAGTGCCAAGAGATACACAGGAAATCAAGAATGAAGGAGCTGCCCTTCACCATTGTGTTGGAACTTACGTTGACCGAGTGGCCAAAGGGCAGACACACATCTTCTTTGTGCGCAGAGTGGAAGAACCTGATACACCATATTTCACAATGGAATATAACAATGGTCGCGTGATCCAGTGCAGGGGAAATCACAACTGTGGGATGCCGGCATCGGTAAAAGCTTTTGTAGCTGCATTTGAGAAGCTGATGAAAGAACGAGAAGAAAAGATGGAAAGGAAGTGCGGATAATGGCGAAGCAGAGCATCAGAAGTATTCGAAAAGGAAGCGTTCAGTGGAACGAAGAAGACCGATTGCAGATGGTTTCCATGCTGGCAAAAGCAGGATATGCAGTCCAGATTGTCAGAAAAGAAGTTCCCGGAGGCGAAAACAGAAAATCAGCTCAGTACGAATATGTGATCGAATACGGAGAGAAGGTGGAATGATGAAATTCATAGCCAGGAAACCTGTTGTAAAGACGAGGGTTTACAAGAGATACGGTCTTGTATGCGTAGAATATAAGCCATGCTACTGTCCGAGGTGCCGGAATATATTAAACGCAGGACCGAACTATCAACCGAAATACTGTAGCGAGTGCGGACAGAAGATTGACTTCTCAGAAGTGAAGTGGGAAGAAGAAAGAATTCTTGAACATGCAGAAAGGAGTTTGACAAATGAATAAGAGCGGTATTGAATGGTGCGATCACACATGGAATCCAATCACCGGTTGTCGGCATGGCTGTTCTTACTGCTACGCCGACAAGATGTCACTCCGTTTTTGCGGAAACATGAAACGAAATATGCTCCAGACAGGGCAATATCGAATAGAGGGAGATCTGTTCGTTCTGGATGAACCGTTCATGAATGAAGATGGAAAGCCTGTCATATATCCATTTGGATTTGAACCGACATTGCACAGATACAGATACGATACACTGGACAAGCTGAAACAGGGGCAGAATGTGTTTGTTGGAGCAATGGCCGATATATTTGGCGAATGGGTGCCGGACAGTTGGATAGACGATATCTTTGGTATTTGCGAAAAACACCCCCAGCACAATTACTTGTTTCTTACCAAGAATCCGAAAAGGTACACCCAGTACGGTGTGCCTTCCGGAAAAGGAAATATGTGGTATGGAACAACTGTGACGAATAGTGAGGACATGGAACGGATATACCAGCTTCCAACTCTGCTAAACACTTTCGCCAGTATAGAGCCATTGCTTGAAGATATAGACGAAAACATTTCTGCACTGAAATATTTGAACTGGATCATCATCGGCGCCGAGACAGGACACAGGAAAGAGAAAGTGATTCCTAAGTTCGAATGGATCAAGAGGATTGTTGTAGAAGCTGATTACAATGGGATACCGGTATTCATGAAAGACAGTCTGGTTCCGATTATTGGCGAGAAGAATATGCGCAGGGATTATCCGAAGGAACTGCAGATTCGTAAGAGAAGCGAGAAAGTTAATAAAAGACTCAGCGGCAGTTGTATGTTGTGCGGAAAGACAGAAGATAAAAACAAGATGGTTACCTTGACAGCAAGAGCGGTCAGGGGCGGCAAGGCGGCATCGTTTGGCCATATGTGCCATTCCTGTTTTACAAAATGGCTGACTGCTCACAATATACCGGTGCCGGACCTGGAAAATAAAAAGGAGATTGAAGATGGCGAAGAGAAGCTGTAGAAGAACAACTGATGAAAACCTTATTCATAAAAAAGCTGTGGAAATGAGAAAGAAGACAGATGAACAGCTTGTGCATTATGTGGAAGATCGTGTGGAAAAAGCACGAAGTGAGGGCTTCAATTGTGGAAAAGCCAGTGTTCCAAAAACCGGAGAGGGAGCAAAGGAGTTTATCGCATTCCTTCAGCTGAATAAGATTCCGGGAATTGGAGCAGTAACAATAAACAAACTCATAAAGGTAGCGGAAGAAAATGGATACTTATAAGCGTTCGATAAGAGGTCTGCAGAGCAGATCTAACGGGGAACATTTTGAGGGAATGATAATTGCGGCATCCAGATTCTATGAAGAAAGAGGAATTGCAGCAGTTGATAAAACTCCGGAAGCATTTAAGGTACTGAAGGCAATGGACAGGAACAGAGGGCAGTTCATCTGCTGTTTCACTAAACAGGCTCAGCCTGATTTCAAAGGAATTCTCATGGATTCAACCATGATCTTGTTTGATGCAAAACATACGGACAAGGATAAGATCGGCAGAGATGTAGTTACTGCTGAACAGCAGGCGTGCTTTGAACGGTATATGAAGCTTGGAGCAATGTGCTTTTTGGTTGTGTCTCTGGAATTTAAAGAATTCTACCGAGTTCCGTGGGTGGTGTTCCGGGACATGAAGAAGATTTACGGACACAAGTACATGAACCGGGAGGAGCTGGAACCTTACAGGATCAAATATTCAAACGGAGTGGTGAAATACCTCGATGGTATTGTCCTCCGGGAAAGGAATGAAGATGAAAGTACAGAAGTATGAGATTGCCAGAGTTATTGACAAATTAAAAAGTATTGTGCAGAAGAATGACCAGTTTCCGGCACTGGGCGGGATTCTGGTAAAGGACGGGTATTTAATTGCCTCCAACTCCGAGATCACAATGAAGGTCAAATTAGAGGCCTCAGAAGGCAGTTATTTTATTATTCCAATGAAAGCCTTTGACTTGATCAAAAATCTTCCAGATGGAGAAATCGACATCAGCGCAACTGACAAGAATGTAGTTATGATCAAGATAGGAGCAATTAAAAATAAATACCAGAGTTATCCTCCGGAAGAATTCAATTTTGATATTACAGAGGATCCGGAAGCGGATGGAGTGGAATTGAATGGCAAAAAGATCATGGAGGCTATAGGTCATGTTATTTATGCAGCAGCTGACGGCGGTGCGAATACACAGATGACCGGAATTTATTTTGAAGGTACAGACAGCGGAGTTTCCCTTGCCGCACTGGACGGGCACGTGGTCGCAGTAGATTCTGTTAAAGCAGAAGGCGCAAAGGACATGAAACTGATCGTGCCGAAGGCAACCGCCAAGAAGTTGATTTCCATGGGCGTGATCGACGATGTGACACTTACATACACCAAAAACAGTGCAGTATTCAAATCTGACGAATACACCATCTATACCAGATTGATCACAGGAAATTATTTTCCGTATCAGAAGATGTTTACTGATGGCGAAATCAATACATGTGCATCTCGCACGGCCCTGATCGGAGCAATGACCAGAGCAAAGATGTGTACAGAGGAAAAGCAGCCGGCAGTATTCCAGATAGAAGACGATGTGCTGAATATCAGTATTCGGGATAAATTGGCAGATTATCAGGAACAGGTACCGCTCCAGGAAACCGTATGCAAATCCATACGGTTGGGATTTGATTCCAAACTGGTTCTTGAAACGCTGAAAGCTTTTACCTGTGACAATATTGCACTGGGCTTCACCAGCCCAAGAACACCGATGATTGTGGAAGCAGAGGACAGCGACATGAAAGCCATGGTGCTTCCGGTTGCGATAAGGGAGGCGTAAACATGATTGAGATCATATCAGTAAAAGATATCAAAGACGCAACACCAGAGGAACTTGCAAATCTTCGCCGGAAGGGACTTCTTCCGGCGGAAGGAACCAGGAGAACATCTGGAAGACCTCTCAGCCCGTATGAGCGAACCAGAGCACAGGTGGCTGCTACTGGAAATAGATGGGCGATGGAAAACTTTATTGCCACGCACAGCTGAAAGGGGATGAAATAAATGAATTTGTATAGATATTATCAGCATGATGGATTCCGATGCGAAACTACAGCCGGAATTGTTAAAGCAAAAGACATGCAAGAGGCTGAAAAAATCGTAAAAAACCATTACGAAAAAGCATATCGAGGAGAATTCCAGCGCGATGGTTGGAAGCTGGAAGAAGTTGAGTTTTCTGATGATGGATGCAGCGAAATTTATTACGGGTGATTAATATGGCGAAGGTGTTATATAACTTATGCAAAAGGAATGGGACAGTGATGGAGTACTCCATCACTGGATCCGAAGTAGCTGAATTGATTAGCTGCAAAAAGCAGGATGTTTATAATTCTACGAGCTACGGCCAGATGATCCGGAAAGAATTTTACGTTGAAGTTGTAGACCGGCCACTGAGCCGAACGAAAGATCTTACATTACTTTTGGAATATGACCGGGTTTGTAGAGAAATTCTTGAGAGGTGTGGATGATGAAAGTATATAAAGCAGTGCATGAGAGAGAAAACAAGTGCAAGGAATTGCACAAAGAGATGAATATGAATGTAGGCCCGACCAGACTGGTCCAGCCGGACTTTTACCTGTTGGTCGATGTCGATGATATTCAGAAACAGGTAAATGCATTGAAAAATCAGGTAAACAGAATGAAGAGAACAGAAGCAAGGAGGAAATGGCGTTATGGAAGAAAAAATCATTAAGATACTGGAATTGGTCCAGATGAAAGAGGAAGGAATAGTTGAATTTACGGCGGAATCAAAAGCCTTGATCCATGAAGCTGCTGAAGAATGTCGGAAGCTTCCTTTGTACCAGGACAACAAAGACAAGGAGGAAACGTACAAAGAAGGGCTGACGGCGGGACAGGTATACGCTGATATGTGCTTCAAGATCATCAATGCCCCAACACCGTTTCATATGATGGCAGTACCTAAAATGATGCTACCGGTGATTGATGATAAATTGCAGGAAGAATTGAAAATGGAGGTAGAACATGACTGAATTAAAACCTTGCCCGTTTTGTGGTAGAGAAGCAGAGATAATAGCTGAAACGAAAAGAAATATCGGATTTACAATTTGGTGCGAATGCAAGGAGTGTAGCGCAAGAACTGAAGGATATTGCCCAAATATGGAAAACCCAGCGCACGCCATAAAAAGTATAGAAAGGTGTAAAGAAAAAGCGATAGAAAGTTGGAACAGGAGGACGAACGATGAGGTTGATTGATGCAGATAAACTTATTATGGCATTGAACGATTATGCACTGACAGAAGCGCCGGATGAAAGAGAATGTGCAGGTGAGAGAAGAATATCTAGTGCGGTATATTCTGCAATCCAGAATTGCATGAAAGCAGTAGAAGAACAGCCGACTGCTTTTGATGTGGAAAAGGTTACGGATGAAATTTTAAGAGCAAGCTGTATAGCAAGACCCATGGGGTGGAATCGTAAAAGAGAAATTATTGAAACGCACACGGCAATTGAAATCGTGAAAAGCGGTGGAGTTGAATGAGAGAAATTCTTTTTCTTGATGAGTTTGATCTGGAACATTATGAAGCAATTGGCAACATTTTCGACAATCCAGAATTAGCGCAAGGAAGTTTATGAGCCGGGATGATTACGCTTTTCCTTGCGCCGGCTGTCTTTGCGACCATTGTGCGAACAATTTGTACAGTTCAGACCAAATGGCGGGAGAAGCAAAGATATTTTGCTATGTTTGCGAGGAATGTCGATACTATGATGGGAACTTAAAAAATAAAGATATGAGATGCAAGCAGTGCGAAAATTATATCGTAACAAATGAACATGCTGAACGTTTGAGAAAAAAGATAAAGGTGGTAAAGAAATGAGGAAGATTAAGGAGAAACGTATGCAGAGTTATGTCCTTAGAGCCAGAAAAATGGTCCAAGAAGGAAAAAACAAAGAAGGGGCAGAAATGCTTAGTGAAGGATTGAACTATTACAGTAAAAATATCATTAAAGCTCTTACGCCATATGCAACTGCAGACGCCGGAATTATTTCTATGGTCCTGCGCAACTTGGCAGATGGTATCGAAAAGGATAATCCAGGAGCAAAAGAACTTCGCATGTGGACAGAAAACAACACCACAAAACCTGAATTGCAAGAAACAATTAAGGTAAAAAAACCCAATATGAGGTAGAAAATGACAAGAACTGAAACAACCAAATTCCTCGGAAAATTACTTACAGATACTCGCCTCGGAGGGGCTGGCTCGCACTGGGCCAGCGAGGTTAGTGTTGATCCATGGACACCGAAGGCAAGGCGGGTGGACTACATGGAATTTTCTCCGGCGAATCAATGCTCTGTGTCAGGAATAGAAAAAGGCATATTCACCTGCTATGAAATCAAGAGCTGCAAAGAGGATGTTTATAGCGGTAATGGTTTGAATTTCTTCGGGGAAAAGAATTACATTGTAACTACGATGGCGTGTTACAAAGACATTCTACCGGATTTCCGGAGTGGCAGATTTGCTAATTACATGAGCGAAAAGCACCCGGATTCGTCAACTTATTATGGCGTTATGGTTGCTATTCCGTTTTGGGGAGAGGCTACTGAAGAATTCAAAGACCCCACGCCATTAAGTGAGGACAGAAACTGGAAGTTGGAAATTGTATTACCTTGCAGGCAAGGGATAAGAACGAAGTCTATGACAGAATTACTGTTCTGCATGCTACGGAGCGGGCGTTAATAGGAGAGATTATAATGGATGTAAATGTACATGAAATTATTGTTTTAAGGGACAAAAAGGTACAGGCACGTACCCATAAGAAAAAGAGAATAAACAAAAAATGGGCAAAAAGATACGGTTTTAAAACATATGAAAATCAGTTGCTTGAAAACGGACAAATGATTGTAATGGGTCGGGAAATATACATGAATGAAAGAACGTACAAGGCATTGAAAAAACATGTTCGTTGACATTAAGGGGCAATCATTGAGAGGAGAATTAAGATGGCAATATTCCATAAAACATTGCAGCATCATGAAGATACAACAGAGAAAAGAGATATTTCTCAGGAAGATATAGAATTTCTGAAGAGATTACAGCTTGAGATGAATACTCAGGACACAACAGGAACAGCGGATCCTCGCTTCTGGGTTATTAAAGGCAGCGAGAGAGTAGTTGACAATGAAAATCCAGATGAACTTGTCCTGCAAGTAGATGGAAGCACCGTTACAAGCACAACGGAAGAAACAGTGAAGTATCTCAATGATAACATCTTGCCAGACTGCAATATCGATAGAGAAAACTGCAAAATTGAAACAGGGTACACATGGGATTTTAAACTGACGTACACGGAAGATGGAGAAGAAGAGTATGAGGATTTGTCAACGCAGGAAGTGAATGAATTTCTTGCCAACAATGGACATGATGGTACCATGATAATTGGTATTTCGATCAGACCATTTATGTACCCAAACACGATGTTTCTTACAGAGAAAGAAGCCAGGAAACATCTTGAGAGAAATTATTATCATTACTCAGAAGACGCACATACATATTGCATGGTTGCGTGGAGATCCCCGGAAGTAGAAAAATTATGGAAGATATTACGGGAAACAAAATGGGATTGCAAAGACAAAGAGCTTGAAAGCCATGAAGAAAAGTACATTTTGCATTACTGTATTTCTCTCATGCAGGAGCTGGTCGGATGTTTCGAAGAATGGTACAGATGGGTACATGGAGAAAATGCAATAGAAGAGCTGAGTGAAGAAGAAAGGTTCTGCTATAACATGTCGTATTTCCATATCGTTCAGGAATTGTTCTTGTTCAGGACATATCATTCCGGAGGGACATCAACGATGGCAAAATGCAGACAGCTTGGCGTTGATAGTGGAGATAACATTGAATTTAAGTTCAGCGAGGGGGAAGAGGATGACAGGTAAAGAATATCAGAATTTGGCCATGAGGACAAATGACCACAAAAATTCTGACAGGATAATTAAAAAGATTAATAATAACCAGCTTGTGAATAGTGACGAGCTGATCATACCGGATATTGGGGGTGTGCTGAATGGATGCCTGGGGCTTGCTGGAGAATCCGGAGAAGTATTAGATTTAATAAAAAAATGGGTATTTCATGAAAATGAGTTACATGTTGAACACTTGAAAAAAGAGCTTGGAGATGTGATGTGGTATGTTGCTATGATATGCGAATCCATGGAGTTGGATATAGATGAGATATTCCAGATGAATATAAATAAGTTGAAGGCAAGATATCCAGAAGGCTTCGATCCAGACAAAGCGAATCATAGAAGAACGGATGACATTTAAAGAAATAACTAAAGTAAGGAGAAGGACTGTTGGAATTATGTTAAAAAAATATGCGCTGAAAATGGGAGTAAGACCTTGCCCTTTCTGCGGAAAATATCCGACAATAGAAGGGCTTGCAGATAATCCAGGAATGTATGCAATCAGCTGCGAAGGAATCGAGAGCAATAGAGACAAAATAGGAGACCTTACCACAGAATGTGATCTCGTATCATTTGCTGGGAAAAACATATCAAGCGTAATAGAGGCCTGGAACAAACATTGCAGAGAAGCGGAGAGGTGAACGAATTGAGAAGTGTATTATTTTATATCGCAGGAGCTGCTACAGTAGGAGCGTTTTTTACATTATGGTGTGCCATAGCAGTACAGAGAGTGAAGCATCCAAGTACGGAGAGCTTTGTGCGAGGATTCAGAAACAGATCGATGAAACAAGAATGAGAATTTCTTCTGTGAAAATGCAGCTTCATATAGCAGATCATGCTCTGGATCAGGCATTGCTCCAGTGGAAGTATGAGTATTTGATGAAACAGGAACAATGGCTTATCGAACTGATGTGCGGAAAAAGAGAAGAAGAAAAGCAAGAGGAAAAGCAATGAAGTGTAGTATCAGCACATATTATAAGATTTTGGACGCAGAATTATATAATTATGATGATGGTTATATGCAGCTGAATGTCGATATTGATACAAAAAACATCGATCTTGAAGAATATGTAAGCATGCAGAAAAAGAGCATTGCGGATATGTGCAATGTGCCGGAAGAAAAGGTAATTCCAATATCTCGATTAGAGTATGAAACATATACAGACGAGTAAAGAGAGGAAGCCCATATGTACAGTAAATGCCAGAAGTGTGGAAAGAAACTGACGGATCCCGAAAGCATCAAAAGGGGATATGGACCGGAATGTTGGAATAGCCTGACTACACATTATTACCGAAACCCTGTTGACTGGGAAAACTACAGAGTACCTGGGCAAATGAACATTGAGGATTTTTTGGATATGGGAGGTGGGGACAATGGCGATAAGAAAGATATGCCCTGAATGCGGGCAACAGTACGGCGCCAGACCAGCAGTGTCGAGAAAGGATAGGAAAACAGAAATATGTCCTGACTGTGGAACAAAGCAGGCACTTGACACTGTGAGGGATTTGTTGGGACCGGAAATGACCGATCAGCAATGGGAAGGATATAAAAGTGGATTTTTAAAAAGGTCGAGGGAGGGACAGCATGGACAGAACACTTTATAATGCCAGCGGGTGTAAGGATAAGACCGCTCATGATGCGATTTGTTCTGCATCAAAACCGCAGACACAGGTTTTCAGATCTGACTGGACGCGGAGAGACAACGAGGCAGATATGTTCGTAAAGATGGTGAAACGTCTGGCAAAAGGATTTAATTTTAAACTTTGCGACAGAATTCGATTTGAGGATCCGGAAACAGGAAAGAAATATTTGTGAGGTATGGCATGGACACAGAGAAAAAAGTACAATTCGTAGCACTGACAAAAGAGGAAATTGATGCAATGATTCAGCAGGCTGCCCTTGCCGGAGCGCAGGTTGCGTCTGATGCAATGATGGTAGGGCAGAGAAAAAGCGAGAAGGAGAAGATTGATCGTCGTTTGCATAATACTGATTTACTCCTTAGAAATTACAGAACTTTAAAGGCGAGCTACGAAAATGCCGTCTACAAGTCCAAGGAAGGGGAGGTTACAGAGGTGCTGGAAGACATCATGACCATGAAAGATGATAAGGTCATAGTGGAGAGCATCAAAACTTCGGCCAAAAGAACCGCTATCATGGTACAGCATATTGACAAAATGCTTGATGTATACCGTATCTATTGTAGCAAATTATCGGAAAAAGATAAGAGACGCTATAAGATTATTAAAGCCCTTTACATATCAAAGACGCCAATGACAATTGCAGAAATTTCAAAAAAATTTTCGGTCAGCAAGGTCACTGTTTACGAAGATATCAAAATTGCGAAAGAGCGCTTATCTTCGCTGTTTTTCGGAATTGACGGTCTGAAGTTTTTTTAATAAAATCAGAATAACGGAATCTGTTAACTTAACATTGACTTAATAACGAAAATGGTGTATGATATGCGAGTAAAATTTTAATCAAAAGCCATGAGCCACTGGGAAAAAACCAGTGGCTTTTTTAATGCAATCTTGGGAGGGAGGAAAGGATAGAAAGATGGGAATGCTCCTTTAAAATATTTTAGAGGAGATTACGCATGAATGGAGTAACAATATTATTTGTATATGCAGCTATCATGATCCTGGCAACAGTGATCCTGACAAAGAAAGAAAAAAATGTGGAACGCTTCTGTGTTGGAAGCCGTTCTGAAAACTGGCTGATGTCGGCTCTCAGCATTGCGGCAACATGGATCTGGGCTCCGGCATTATTTGTATCAACTGAGAAAGCATATTCTACCGGCTGGGTTGGCCTGTTCTGGTTTCTGGTTCCGAATGCCCTTTGCCTGGTGATATTCATTCCCTTTGCAAAGAAAATCCGGAAGGAAATGCCAGAGGGAATGACACTGTCTGGTTACATGAAAGAAAAATACCAATCCGATGGAGTGAAAAGGGTTTACCTGTTTCAGCTGATCGGACTGTCTGTTCTGTCAACAGGAGTTCAGCTTCTTGCGGGAAGCCAGATTCTTAGTGCAGTAACAGGAATTTCGTTCAAAACCATGACTATTTTGCTCGCTTGTATAGCAATTTCCTATTCTCTGTTCTCTGGAATTAAAGCATCTATGCTTACAGATGCTATTCAAATGGTATTCATGCTTGTTGCATGTAGCCTATTTGTAATATTCGGAGTAAGAAATACAGGAACACAGGGCATTATACAGGGCCTGAGTGGTATATCAGGAGACTGTACAATGCTCTTTTCTGGAAAAGGAGTAGAGATTTTCTTAGCCTTTGGGCTTCCGACAACGATAGGACTTTTATCCGGGCCGTTTGGAGATCAGAGCTTCTGGCAGAGGGCATTTGCAGTAAAAAAAGAGAAGCTGGGAAGAGCGTTTCTTCTTGGAGCAGTTCTTTTTGCGGTGGTTCCACTGTCAATGGGAATTCTTGGATTTATGGGAGCCGGTGCAGGATATCAGGCACAGAACCTTGGAATCATCAATTTTGAATTGATCCGCCACTTTTTCCCGTCCTGGGCAGTATTGCCGTTCCTTTTCATGATTGTTTCCGGTTTGCTGTCTACAGTGGATAGCAACCTGTGCGCAGTATCTTCGCTTACGACAGATATTGCAGGAGGAAAAGACATCAGGAAGACCAGAGCTGCAATGGCAGTGCTTCTGATCACTGGCATTCTGATTGCAAATATCCCGGGAATTACAGTGACACATCTGTTTTTGTTCTATGGCACACTGAGGGCGTCAACATTACTTCCAACAGTCATGACACTGAAAGGGGTAAGACTGAATGCAAAAGGGATTATCACAGGTGTGGTTGCTGCACTGGCTGTAGGGCTTCCTGTATTCGCCTACGGCAGCGTTTTGAATAGTGGACCATATAAAACACTGGGAAGCTTGCTGACAGTCCTGTTGAGCGGACTTATCGCCTTGGCTGCTTCCAGAAAGGAGAGACACTATGCTCGGTAGAAAACAATCCGTTCGAAATAATGAAGACTGGAAGAGTGCGCTTGATCACATTGAAGAGACGGTGCCAAAGAAAGAACTGGATTCCCTTGTGAAAAAGACAGTGAAAGACATCAAAGAGAAATGCAAGGGGAAAAAGGCAGCCTATGCATGGAGTGCGGGAAAAGACTCACTGGTACTTGGAGAGATATGCGAGAAAGCCGGTATTGATCAGAGCGTCCTTGTAAGGTGTAATCTGGAATATCCGGCATTTATTGCATGGATAGAGCAGAATAAACCTTCTGACCTTGAGATTATCAATACCGGACAGGATATGGAATGGCTGAAAAAGCATCCGGATATGTTATTTCCGGATAAAAGCAATAAGGCAGCGCAGTGGTTCCATATCGTACAGCACAGGGGACAGGCACGATATTATAAAGAACATCAGCTGGAAATACTCCTGCTCGGACGCAGAAAGGCAGACGGCAATTATGTTGGAAAAGATAATATCTACACTAATTCAGCCGGAATCACCAGATACAGCCCTCTTGCAGAGTGGAGACACGAAGATATCCTTGCATACATTCGCTATTATGATGTGAAGCTCCCGCCTATATATGACTGGGAAAAAGGATATTTATGCGGTACACATCCATGGCCTGCCAGACAGTACATGGAGACAAAACAGCAGGGTTGGAAAGAAGTTTACGACATTGATAAGACCATAGTTGAGAATGCGGCACAGCATTTCGATGGAGCCAGAGAATTTTTAAAAGCTATCAAATAGCCGGTTGCAGCCGGAAGCCATTGCCCTTCAGAAATGGAGGACAAAATGAAGGTTATTAAAAAGAGACTGGATGATCTTAAACATCCAGAGAAAAATGTCAGAATTCATTCTGAACAGCAAATCAGGGAACTGAAACGCTCCCTTGAGAAGTTTGGACAGACCAGAGCCCTTGTTGTGGATGAAAATAATGTGATTCTGATCGGGAACGGCTTATATGAGGCTATGGTGAGCCTTGGTTATCAGGAGGCATCCGTATATGTAAAAACGGAACTTTCTGAAAATGATAAAAAGAAGCTTATGATAGCCGACAATAAGACTTATGCTCTTGGAATTGATAATCTGGATACACTAAATGAGTTTCTTGAGGAATTGCAGGGCGATCTGGACATTCCGGGATACGATGAAGAAATATTACAGCAGATGGTCGCGGATGCAGACGAAGTAACTGAGAAAATCTCTGAATATGGAACATTGGACGAATCAGAGATCCAGAAGATAAAGGAAGCCAATGAGAAACGAGAGCAGAAAGCGGCAGCAGCGGAAATATCTGACAATAATTCAGAGAACAGTTCGGAAAATCCGAACACTTCAGACAACCAATCGTCGGAAAGGCAAAATACCACTGAAACAGAACCGGAAATAACAGAAACCCGGAAGTTTGTTATCTGCCCGAACTGCGGTGAAAAGATATGGCTGTAAAACGTTGTGAAGCCAATATCGATGTTGTGAAAGCTGCAGAGATCCGGATAAAAAACGTGTTCGGAAACGGGCTACCAGTGTTCTTTTCTTTCAGTGGGGGAAAGGACAGCTTATGCGTGGCGCAGCTGATGGTCAATCTGGCCAATCGAGGTGAGATTGACATGAAACAACTTACAGTGCAGTTTATAGATGAAGAAGCAATCTTTCCTTGCATGGAGGATATGACAAAGAAGTGGCGGCGCATCTTTATGATGATGGGAGCAAAGTTTGAATGGTATTGCGTAGAAGTAAAACATTTTAACTGCTTCAATGAACTGTCAAATGATGAAACATTTATCTGCTGGGATTCCGCAAAACAAGACGTATGGGTAAGACAGCCGCCTTCCTTTGCGATAAGGAACCATAAACTGTTACGTCCAAGGATTGATGCTTATCAGGATTTCCTGCCAAGGACAACCGTATCAGGAATTACAATGGTCGGTATCCGTACAGCGGAATCTGTACAGAGGCTTCAGAATATTGCGTCTATGACAAAAGCAGGAAACAAAATGACTGCAAAGAAGCAGGTATTTCCCATTTATGATTGGACGGACAATGATGTCTGGCTCTTCCTTCTGAGAAATCATGTAGATATCCCGGAGATATATTTGTTCCTCTGGCAGTCAGGATCCAGTAAAAGGCAGATGCGAGTATCCCAGTTCTTTTCTGTTGATACAGCAAGAAGCCTTGTGAAGATGAATGAGTATTATCCAGATCTTATGGAACGGATCATCAGAAGAGAGCCGAACGCTTATCTGGCTGCCCTGTATTGGGACAGCGAGATGTTCGGCAGAAGTTCCAGAAAAAGGAAAGAGGCGGAAGAGGGACAGGAGCAGAGAGATTATCGGCAGGAGCTGATACATCTTTTTAATCACATGGACGTTTTTTTCGACACTCCGCATAAAAGGCATGTGGCAGAACGATACCGTAATTTCTTTATGGCGGTATCAGCAATAGCTACATCGGCCGATTGCAAGCACATATACGAAGGCATTTAATTACATGGCTATGGCAGGCTGGAAACCAGAGCAAATGACTGCTGGTATATCCGGTATTATGAGTCTGGCAGCAGCTTCCGGCGAAGATCTGGCAAGCACCTCGGATATTGTTACGGATGCTTTGACAGCTTTTGGACTGAAAGCAAGAGATGCCGGGCATTTCTCGGATGTCCTTGCAAAGGCGTCCGCTAGTTCGAATACAAACGTAGGCATGCTGGGTGAATCATTCAAATATGTTGCTCCGGTAGCAGGAGCCATGAAATATAGCGTCGAAGATACTTCTTTGGCATTAGGACTTATGGCTAACAGTTCAATTAAAGGAAGCATGGCCGGTACAGCCTTAAAGACGTCCCTGGCTAACATGGCAGCACCAACTAACAGCATGGCAGAGGCTATGGACAAATATGGTATTAGCCTGACCGACGGCTCAGGAAACATGAAAACACTGAAAGGTGTCATGGATAATTTGCGAAGCAGTTTAGGAGGTCTTTCTGAAACTGAACAGACAGCGGCGGCATCCACCATTTTCGGAAAAGAGGCTATGAGCGGTATGCTTGCTATCATCAATGCTTCAGAACAGGATTATAACGATCTTTCCAACGCTATCGGAAATTCAAAAGATGCAGCGCAGGATATGGCTGACACCATGTTGGACAACCTGGCAGGCTCTATGACTCTTATGCAGTCGGCTGTAGAGGGCGTTCAGAACAGTTTTGGACAGAGACTTACTCCTTATGTCAGAGGATTCGTTGATTCCATTACGGACGCAATGCCGGCTGTGACTGTTGCTCTGAATGATTTTATGGACACTGTGGACAAAAAAGCAGCACACATGAAGACAGTTATCGGGACCATGACGGCATCTGATGAGTGGCAGAATGCGGATATGTTCGGAAAGATGGATATTGCATGGGATACTCTTATCGGTCAGCCTTTTGCCGACTGGATTAGCGGAGATGGGAAACATCTGATTTCTTCCGGCCTCGGAACATTATTCTCCAGTGCGTCTGCTATTCTTCCGGGAGGAAAGAAAGCAGGCCTTTCTTCTGTGCTCAGCTCTATGCTGATCGCTAAAGGAGCAACTGGGCTTCTTGGAAATGCAAAGAATATTGCGACCACCTTACAGCCTATCGGAAATGCTATTAAAAGCATTGGACTTGCAGCACAGACAGCGCCAAGTGTTGGAGCGTTCATAAGTGATCTGGGAGCAATGGTTCCGACAGCGGCGAAATTCGGACTTGCGGCAGCGGCAGTAACAGCGGCAGTAGTTGGAATTGGTGTTGCAGTAGACAACTATAACCAGAAAGCTTTGAGCAGTAATCTGGAAGAACATTTTGGAAACATCAAATTATCAGCTCAGGAAGTGCAGGACATTGCTTCTGGAATTCTTGATCAGAAGTACCTGGCCAATGTGGAAGTTGCCTTAAATGAGGTAAAGAACGCTGATAAGCTTCGAGAAGATGCCCAGAAGGCGCTGGAATCCAATGACGTTCTGGAGTTTAAGAGCAGAGTTGGTATTAAACTTACGACAGAAGAACAGGAAGATTATACAAGTAATATCGAAACTTTTGTTAAGAGCAAGATTGAAGAACTGGAAAGCCGGACGTTTGCAGCGCATATCCACGTTCAGACGTATCTCGGAGGTACGGAAGAGGGACAGACATTAGCCCAGAACATCGAGAAATGGGCTACAGCGGATTATGTTGAATTGGATGGATTATCTAGCCAGTTATCACAAAAGGTCTCTGAGGCACTGAAAGATGGAATCATAGATGCAGATGAAGAAGGCGCCATCAGTGCTTTGCAGGAAAAAATGAACAGCATAACTGCCCGGTGGAAGGAATCGGAAGCACAGGCAAAATGGGACTGGATAAATCAGGAATACGGGAGCTTGAATGCAGCTGATCTGGAAAGTGGCTCATTCACTGACTTACTGGGAGCAATGAGAGATCAGAGGCAATCGGCAAAGGAAAGCGTACAGGCAGATGTTGAGCAGTGGTATTCAGAGCTTAACTCGATGGAATCAGCCGGAAGAATCACATCTGCTCAGAATAAGCAGTATCACGAAATGACCGGTTGGTATGTAAAAGGGCAGGAAGGAAATGAGTTGTCGAAGAGCTTACAGCTTGGTTCGAACACTTTGAATTCTGCATATGCTGAGAAGATTCAGAGCAACAGGCAGAGCCTTGCGGAAAATACGCAGTTTTCTATTGATTCAGCACAGAAACAATTAGAGAGCGGAGATACATCTGCTATGACCAGCGCATTGATGTACGGGTTCAACGAACTTGGCAATGGAAAAACATTAGGAATTACAACTGATGCTACACAGAATGCCTTGAGTACCATGTACGAGAGCATGAAACCTGATGTAACACAGATGCAGGGCCTAATTGACGATTACCGGGAAGCGGGAAAAGCAGTTCCACAAAGCCTTATGGATTCATTTAATGATGCTATTGAGGTTGGAGCAGCTGCTGGCGATACGTCTGCAACGTGGCAGAACTATGCTAATCAGATCTGGAAGAATGGAAGTGATGAATTAAAAGCATCACTTACGGATCCGAGCAATCCAATGTATGAAACGGTCCGCAGTCAGTTGCCTCCTGAACTTGCAGAAGCGATTGACAGGGCGGCGGCAGAGACCACAACTGATGATGTGACACTTGAAGGACTGAAAGCTTCTGTTGATGGAGATGTTGATATTGACAAAGATGCATGGACTTCAAAGCTGAATGAAGCTCTTGGTGACTTGGGTGAAACACAGGAGGTTACCGCTGATCATGTAAAGATTAAGGTTGATCAAGGCGATTGCCTGTGGGAAATTGGCAACGCTCTTGGAATTGACTGGCAGACCATTGCAGAACAGAACGGTATCGAAAGCCCGTATGTTATTCATCCAGACCAGGAACTGACTATTTCCATGGATACGTTGACTGCAGAAGTTGACGGAGACAAGGCTCAGGCTGCTATCGAGCAGGCTATGTCAGCTCTGGATGCAGAAGGAGCAGAAATGTCTGTGACAGCAGAAGGAGTCAAAGTTGATCTGGCAGATGTAGAAGTGGATTCCGATACAGCGGCGGCTCAGATTGAGGCAGCTCTCGGCATGGAATCCGGGACACTTGCGGCAAATGGAATTGAAGTGCAGGCAGGCGCATCTGTTACTATCCCATCAGAACTGGTAACGGTGGATACATCTGGCATGCAGTCTGCAACCGAACAGGCAGCAGATGAAACGGAAACAGAGCCTATTGAGCAGGAAGCATCTGCAAATGTAAATGTCACAAATACAACGACCGATACATCCGGAATGCAGGCGCAGGCGGAAGAAGATGCACAAGGTGCTGTAGGAGATGTACCAGTTGAAGGCAGTGCAAATGTTACCTTCTCAGGCACGACAACAGACACTTCTGGCGTTGTGGAGCAGGTAACAGCAGATATTGAGAGCGCAGTAAGTGATGTTCCGGCCAATGGTCATGCGAGCATCACGTTAGATCAGCCCAATAATGCGGCCGAGATTTATTCTCTTGCAGCAGCTATATATTCGGAATGCGCCGGACAGGTACAAAGCACATTCGCACAGGGCTTCACAGCCTCTGCAGATGTTGCAGTTACGCTGAACTGGCATATCACGAATCCATCAGCTAGCATTTCCACTTCAAGTAGCGGATCATCTGTATCGGCTACTATAGCTGGGCACGCTTCGGGCGGTGAAGTCGGACTGAATGGAGCTGAGCTGTCGTGGGTAGGTGAGGAAGGATTGGAGTATATCATTCCTACGGTGCCGGCCAGACGACAGAGAGGTATTGAATTGTGGAAATCCGCAGGACGGACACTGGGAGTTCTTGGTCCTGATGATGAGATATCAGCGCATGCGAGCGGAGGAATTGTTGGAAAAGAAGTATCAAATACGACACCTTATTTCGACACAGATTCCAGTTCGCAAGATTCCGAAAAATCAGAGAAAGAAACTGTACCAACGAATGTGGTGTCAGATAAATCTGGTGTTGTGGTACAGGTTAACCTCTCCCCGCAGTTCAATATATCAGATACAAATGACAGTGATGTTATTCGGCTCATTAAAGCTCACATCAAGGAGCTGGCTGACGATCTTGGAAGCGAAATTGCAACAATGCTCAGTGAAGCTTATGAGAATACACCTGTTACAACATAAGGAGGGAACATGGGAGCGATATTAAAAGAATTGCATAATTCGGCATCGAAGTTCCAGTTCCCTTCGATGCCAAAAGATGATGTTGATGTAAAAAGAGAAACAGCATATCAGGAATATAACATTCTTGGAAAAGGAAAAATGAGTTACCCATCTGGCATGGGAAACCAGACCATAAAATGGTCAGGATATTTCTGGGGGGCAGGCAGAAAAAAGCTTGCCTCCGTAAACCAGAAATGGATAGCACCAAAAACCTGCATCAGCAAGCTGAAAAGCTGGCAGACAAAAAAGACACCGTTAAATCTGGTGGTTTCTGAAGCTGGCATCAATGAAGATGTTACTATCAAATCTTTTGAGTATAAGCCTTTTGGCGGGCATGGGGACTATTCGTACGAGATATCTTTTGTTCCATATGTCGAGATGAAGATTTATACAACAAAGGAACTGGGGACTAAGAAAAAAGCTAAAAAGAAAAAGAAAACCACTAGGCCAAGTACCAAGAAATCTACTAAAAAGAAAAAGACCTACAGGATTGTCCGAGGCGATACGCTTTGCGGAATATCTCGTAAGAAATATAAAACTGAATCAAAGTGGAGAAATATCTACAATGCCAATAAGAAGGTTATTGAAGCGGCTGCTAAGAAACATGGCCGGCGCAATAGCGACAATGGACATTGGATATATCCAGGAACAGTACTGACTTTACCATAAGGAGGCGAGAGTATTGATAGATCCAATGAAATATAAATACCTCGTGGCCATTATGACTGCAGATAAAAAGGCTTACGACATCACACAATTTGTCGAAGATGTATCCTGGGAAGAGGGAGAGGACCAGCTTGCGGCCAGAATTAGTTTTTCGGCCAAGAACGATAAAACTTCAAAGGGAAGAATTTCTTCTCTTGCCAAGCCTGGGTGTTATGCAGCACTTTTGTATTCCTATAATGGTGGCAAAAATGCCGAAGCAACCAGAGGAAAAATAGTTGAATGGAATCCTTCAGCGAGAACATCCGGAGAGAAATTTAAGGTAAAGGCATACGATGTTCTATATGATCTGCAGGAATCACAAGATCATGTATATTTTTCAGCCGGCGTAAAGACAAAGTCAGCCATAGTCCAAGTGCTGAAACGCTGGGGCATAAAGGTCACATCTTACAGCGGACCAAATGTGAAGCATGGGAAGCTGGCTTATAAGTCTGAAAAGCTTGGAACAGTGGTTGTGAAAATCCTCAAGGAAGCCAAAAAGAAAGGCGGCATTGAGGCATGTCTGCGGGCTGTGAAAATGAATGTGACCGTAGTTGGTTTTGGAACAAATAAAACAGTATATCATTTTGAAGAAACACAGCATCTTACAGAAGTAAACCATAAGATCAGCACTACCGGGATGGTTACAAGGGTAAAAATCATCGGAAAAGCAAATGATGATGGATGCTCACCTGTTGAGGCTACAGTTGATGGAAAGACAAGCTACGGAATCCGCCAGAAGATTGTTTCCAGAGGAACTAATGACACATTAGATGAGGCAAAAAAAGAAGCGAGAGAGATTCTTGCAGATGATGGCAAACCAAAGGAAGAAATCACGATAAAACTTCCGGATATTCCTATCATTCGGAAGGGTGACAAGATTCATCTAAAAACAGCTTCAATAAGTGCTGGGTATTATATCGTAATATCTGCTGCGCATGATGTAGATAAAATGCTTATGACACTGGGACTGAAAAAAGCACCGGCAGCAAAAAAGAGCAGTGGGAATAAAAAAACAAAAGCAAAATCATATGATGTTGGGGACATTGTTAATTTCCATGGCGGTAAGCATTATGTCAGCAGTTATCCAGATGCCAGAGGATACAGTGTAGGAGCCGGAAAAGCAAAAATCACGATCAAAGGTGGTTCCGGAAAAGCACACCCATGGCATCTGGTTACACAAAACTGGAATCAGACTCATGTCTGGGGCTGGGTTGACGATGGATCATTTGACTGACAGGAGGAACATTATGTCAAAAATGGAAAAAAATGGAATGGAAAAGCTTGCAAAGGTATTGGATTCGAGAATGGGAGAACACTCAGGAGGAGGATTTTCGTTCGACTTTGGAGTGATCAAGAAAGATTATTCCCTTGTTTCCAATACTTTTCCTTTGCCTATTCCTAAAAAGGATTATTCTGTCTGCAGACTTTTGGCCAATCTATCAACAAACGTATCTGGAGGAACACACGGAGGGCATAACAGCGGAACGGGATCACATAGCCATAAGGTGGTTATGCCTAAGTTAAAACCGGGAGATCGTGTGCTTATCGTATGGGTTGAGGGAGAACCTGTAGTCATAGATGTAGTAGTCAAGGCAAGTGGATTATAGGAGGCAATATGGAAGAAGAATCAAAAAATTTACTGCCGACTGTGGATGTTCCAGATTTTGTGGATGAAGAGGAAGATGAAGAATATGACGTTGACTATAAGCCATCGCCAATGTGGGATCTTGAAAAAGGAGATTTCGTTCGCACCGCCGCAAATAATGTGCCAATGAACGATGGATATGAAGCATATAAAATATGGTGTGTAAAAACGGTATCTACAGAAAGATATTCTTGCCTGGGATATTCAGATGATCATGGAACTGAAACAGAAGATATAACAAGAGAATCTGACCAAAGCACTGTAGAACTTTCTCTAGAAAGGACAATCCAGGAAGCTCTGATGGTCAATCCGCGGACATCATCGGTAGAAGAGTTTTCTTTTGAATGGGGTACTGGGAGGGTAAAAGTATCATTCATAGTTTATTCTGTTGATGGAGAACCCTTTACCGTTGATTCAATCATAGAAGTTTAGAGGAGGTGGTTAATATGGCTAGACCAGAATTTGAAATTCCGGAATTTGTGTCAGAAAGTGATTCTGACCAGATACAGGAGAGGATGATGGGAAACCTTCCGGCGGATATATCGGATATGGAAGGTGATTTCCCATATGATTTTACCATGCCTACGGCCATCGAGATATCTCAGCTTGTACAGTTCAATCTTGTTCGCTGCCTGATGGTTGCGTTTCCGGAATATTCCTGGGGCGATTGGATGGATCTGCATGGCGCAGAAGCAGGAGTGACAAGGAAAGAAGCTGTAGCAGCAACTGGAACAGTGTCTGTTACGGCGGCTTATGGCACAGTATTGGCAGCAGGCACAGTCTTTGCGGTTCCTGCAACAGATCAGATGGAAGCTGTTGAGTTCCAGACTTTACGAACTGTTACGTTCACAGAGAATGAAACCATGGACCTTGCGGTTGAAGCGGTCACTCCGGGGGTATCCGGGAATGTTCCGGCAAATACGATTACAATTATGGCATCACCGATCAATGGCGTTACAGCAATTACCAACAGCGAGAAAACATCGGGTGGTGCTGAAGAAGAAAATGATGAAGATTATTATGAACGAATCCATGCAGAATTCCAAGATTCGCAGTTCTATGTAGCGAATGATGCTGACTATATTAAGTGGGCCAAAGAAGTTCCCGGGATTGGAGATTGTATTGTAGAACCAGCTGTTGAAGGACCTGGAACAGTGGGACTGATCTTAGTTGATAGCAACGGACAGCCCGCATCAAGTACATTGGTCACAGCAGTTTACAACCACATCGTTTCTCCGAACGACAGGAGCAAAAGACTGTTGCCTACTGGATCGTCTAAGCTGATTGTCAAGTCAGCTACAGTAAAAACTGTAGATTTTGCCTGTACAGGACTTGTTCTGGATGGCGTTGGATTGGATGATGTAATCTCGACATTCAAAACTGAAATGATGGCAGTCTATTCTGCGGCGAAAGAAACAAATATCCTTCGCTACAATTCAGCTCGAACAGTATTGTCAACCATAACCGGAGTAAGCGATTTCATAGATTTTACGATGGATGGAAAGAGAGAAAACATTCACCTTTCATCAAGCGAGTATGCAGATACCGGTAATGTGACATTTACATTAGAGGGGGCTGAGACATGAGTATAGATCTGGAAAGATTCCCATGGAGCGATTCGGCCAACAGAATGCTGACATATGTAACTAAAGGCTGGTATGATAAATCCTATGTCGGAAAATGGATATACGAAGTTATGGGCAGAGAGCTTGATCTGGCCACTGTGCATATTGAAGAACTTCCATACCAGATGTTTATCGATACAGCTACATGGGGGCTTAAATATCATGAGATCAAGTATGGATTGCCCGTAAGAGAGGACCTGTCATATGAAGAAAGACGACGGTTGCTCCGTGAAAAGAAAAACACAAAAGCACCAATGACCCCATGGCGAATGGAACAGATTTTAAAAGGCGTGACGGATTATGATGTCCAGGTTCATGATTGTAATGAGCCTGGATATTATTTTTCTCACCCTAACATATTCAGCGTTCAATTGGAAGGTGAAACAGAGGTAGAACTAGGAGAAGTTAAGAGTAAAGTCGATAAGCTGAAACAATCACACACAGTATATCTTCTTTCTGTTATCCTCATGCTTATTGAATGCACAGAGAGCTTTGAACAGAGAGTGACGTATCATTCAGATTTTTCATGGTGGAAGTATTCTCTTGATGGCTCCTTCGCTCTTGACGGCAGTATCAATCTGAATCATTGGTATCCGACAGAATTTCGCCCAGTCTATCCATTCGATACAGTCTTAACTGAGAATTTTATAGCAGATCGAATTTTTCACCGGATTCCAGATGTATATCATGAAAATATATTTAAGCCTTCCTTTTTCGTACGAAGTGATTTTGTATGGTGGGAAGGTTTTCTTGATGGAAACTTTTCACTGGACGGAACGAGAAAGCTCAATTCTTGGTATCCGATGGAAACTTTTATCGGGCATAGGCTGTTTATCGGCAATCAGGAGGCTTTTGAAACGAAACAGTGTATTTCATTGCCTGATATGATTAATGCTGAGAAAGCTGATTTTAGAGGCACACAGAGGGTAATTATGGGCTGGCGTGATGGTAATAAGATTCTGGACGGCAACTGTTTGTTAGACGGGACTTTATTGCTTGGTGCAGGAGAGCCGCCATATCTGCAGACAGTTCGGATTCGTGCGCCTGTTAAACACGAAGAAGAAGTAGAGGTCACAATGGTTATTCCTTCACGGGCCGCAAGACTGGATGGAACGTGTAGGCTAGATGGAAGTGTAAAACTAAATTCAGGAAGGGAGGTCCTTTAAATGGCAGGGACTACAGTTACAACACTGGCAAAGAAAAAAATGGTAAAAGCAAGAGCGGGGATTTCATCGCTCCCAAAGATTGTAGGCATGGCTTTTGGTGATGGAGGTGTAGATTCGGGTGGAACAGTAAAATCACACAGCGCCGATCAGAACACCTTACATCATGAATTACTTCGCAAGAATGTTGATGGTTACGAGGTTCTTTCTGACACAAAAATCAGATATCGTTGCACATTGGCGGAAAATGAGCTGGCAAACACTTATATTTCTGAGGTTGGATTATATGATGCAGACGGAGATATGGTGGCCATGAAAGCATTCCTGAAGAAAGGAAAAGATGCAGACATGGAATGCGTGTTCGAGTGTGATGATACATTCTAACGTATTTCGATATTTTGTAACAAGTAATCGGATAATGATAGATAAATGTTATCATAAGGAGGTAGAAAATGTCGTATTTCGATATTTCTGGAGCTGTTTTCAACAATCAGCTCCGCGAATTAGAAACTTCTGATCCTGTTCATGCAGATGTGTTTAACGCTGTCTTTCGACAGTTGATAAATAATGACGTGGCACTTATGGAAGCCGCCAGCATGTTTGCGGGAGAAAAAAACAAACAGGCTGAATTCATTCTTAATCTCAAGAGAACTGGGAAAAAATATGGGGTTCATCATAGTGCATTTGATGTATCGCCATTGTCGGCGGGCACACGTACTCTCGATGCTGTAGGCATGGTAGCACAGCCTTCTACGAACACAGTAAGAGGAAGAAATGATTTTGAAGGCGAATCTGTTTTTTATGGATTGGAAGTTAATGGTCATGTAGATGATGCCGGAGAATTCATTGTGGAATATATTAAGGGAATCGACAATGAGTTCTCCAGGACAGAAAGAGATACATGGATGTTGTATCTGACTCAGTGGATTAACATAACCATTGATGCAAATGGAGAAAGCCTTGTTATCTCAGATGAACATCATGCAGGCTTCTTTCCGGAAGGAGCAGCAATCCGTACAGATCAGACTGTCAGACCGTTCGTTGCACAGGCTAAATATATGGCCGGAAATGGTTCTGATGGAAAGGCTGCATCTATTAGCGGAGTAAACGCCGCGCATGATCAGTCTCACAATGGAATGATTACACGATTCAAAGCCAAAGGAACACAGTATTGTGGAACAACTGCACAGGATAAAAACCATATGGACAACCTGTTTGAGGTCGCTTTCGCAACACGGAATTCACAGTCAATCATGTCTGGTTGCACAGGATATTACAACAGGTTCTATGCGACTGTTGTTGAAAATAATGTGGAACGTATCATTATCAGCAAAAGTGATGCAAACTATTTGGTGGTCGGAAGCACGGTATCCATTGGAAATGCCACAGCTTTAAGTGGTAGCAATCCGACGGATGATAGAGCAAATGCAGGACTTCATGCAAAAGCAAATCGTGTCATCATTACAAAAATTGAAGATTATGACAGCAATAATTCGGCAGTTTATGTAGATAATGGAGGAACTAAATTTTCTACCGGTTCTACAATGGTAGGCTCTACAGAAGTAAAGACCACTATCGTTACAATGCCATGGCACACAGGTGCATGCGATAATGTCCTTGGTTCTTGCGGTTCTCCGAACAGTAATACATCTGGAAAAGACCCATACATTCTGTTCGGTGTAGAAATGTTCCTGGGATTTTACGAAGTTATCAGCAATGTAATTCTTAAGATATCTAATCATGTAATGACGGCTTGCATTTGTTATGACTGCACAAAGTTAGCAACAAGTGTGACCTCGGATTATGTTGAGTGTGGATATAGCATTGCAGATACGCAGGCAAGTTGGAAATACATCAGTGAACTTGGCTATGATCCAGAGAACCCATCTGTAAGACATGGAACGAAAGTGGCAGCATCATCCAGTACCGGATATGCAGATGGACAGTACACCGACAAGCTTGATCAGACTTCTGACGGGTTAAGAGAGTGGCTTTCCGGCGGCTCCCTGACCAACGGGTCTTTCGCGGGCCGGTGGTATGCGACCCTGAACTCCGGGCTCGGTGCCCGCTGGTGGAACTATGCCGCGCGTCTTTCTGCTTCTGGACGCTGTGCGAAAGCAGCAGCGTAGGGGGTGAATTGCCGAATGGCAAGAGGGGAACTCCCCTTTTATTTCCCGGCGTATCCGGGGCGTTTTAAAATCATACGGACTCACGCTACGTTTGGCAGTGGCTTTCCGGCGGCAACCTGAACAACGGGTCTAACGCGGGCCGGTGGTATGCGAACCTGAACAACGGGCTCGGTAACAGCTGGTGGAACTATGCCGCGCGAATTTCTGTGAGAATTTTGATGTGTAGCGTGTTTCGCTGTCCTTTGAGACAGCCCTAAAATGGCGGGGGCGGAATGCCCGAAATTCAAGCACCAGCATCGGCGGTCAGGAAACTGACTGCTGACCCTGTGGCGGAAGTGGACACAGGTGGGGGTTAGTAGTAAAACCGAAAGCTCTTGAACACAGAAAGAAAGAGGACTGGTAATGAAGACATATTGCCGAAGAATGGATATTTCTGGCGAAAATTTCATCAGGAAATACATAGCTGCATTTATATATGACAAGCTAGAAAATGGTAATATGCCGAGTATTTTTGCTTACTATGGAAGCATAAGTAAAAATGAGGCTAGAAGGCGGTTGGAGAATTCACCGGAATTTGTAGCATCTGTGATCGATCAGATTGCGTATGAAATGTCGTGGCATTTGAAGACCAGAACTGTAAGGGAACATATCTATATGGTAGTTCCGGAAGAGAAACTTGTGAAAAATGTTGATATAGTAGATGGAATGAGCGGAAAAATTAGAACGCTAGGACTTGAAAAGATGATCATGCAGCTATATGAGGTGTTGGCCAAGGAAGCGGCAGATGAGTTGTGGACGGCAAAAGTCGGACTTTTTCAAGTTGCATCAATACCTGGAAGAGGACAAGCTTACGGCAAAAAATACATCGAACGATGGATGTCGCGTGATCCGGAAGGAACCAAATATTGCGTTCAGTCAGATATTAAAAAATGCTATCCCTCTATGTCACATGATAAAATATTAGAATTTCTTCGAAGAGATTTAGGAAAGTCAGATATGTTGTTGTACTTGTTTGAGACTTTGATTGGATTGTATTCTGAAGCAAAGGTGCAGAACAAAGAGAAAGATTGCAAACATGGGATTTTTATAGGCTCTCCGGTGTCGAAAGATCTGTGCAATTATTATCTATCTTATTTGTACCATTATTGCACAAATGAACTTTATGAAATGAAGACCAGACGAGGGAAGACAACAAGAAAAAGATTGATTTATCATATCATGATTCAGATGGATGATATCATTCTTTTTGGTTCTAATAAGAAAGATCTTCATAAGGCAATGCTGCTTGTTATTGAATTCGTAAAATCTACACTCTGTCTAAAGATCAAAGATTCCTGGTCGTTATTTCGTACAGGTTATGTTGACAGAAACGGAAAACAAAAAGGAAGGGATTTAGACTATATGGGGCTTGTGTTCCATGGACAGAATTTAATCAAAAGATGTTATTCCGGAAAAACAGTGACAATACGGAATGTGTCAACAAGGATAAGAGCATCAATATTCCTAAAGGCTCGCAGGAAAATTCATAGATTTGCGAAAAAAATAAAGAACAAAAAGATTATAGGTAGTAAATTCGCCATGAGTACCATAGCATATAACGGTTGGTTTGTAACAACAGACTCCTTTCTTGTGAGGGTTGCAGAATGTTGGGATCAACTTATTTCGATGGCTAAAAATATAATCAGCCGTTATGCGAAACAGAAAAGCTATGCTATGGAAAAATATTATAAGAAGTGGAGGAAATTGAATTATGCATAAAACGAATAGCCCGGAATCACAAGGAAACATTACATATGCTGTTCTTCCAGATGGTTCCGCTGATGTATGGATTCGTAAGAACGAAGTCCAGCTTCCGGAAAAAGATGAAGGACCACAGGGTATGGAAGCTGATGAAATCTATTTTAAAGTATCTGCAGGTGTTGTTCCTAAGGAAGAGATAGTTGCAGATCTTGATTTTTGGTTCGATCAGTTGAAAGACAAAGAAGAAGGCTGCAATGCTGATTATCTTTCTGTTGAAACATACCGAGCAGAAAAGAAAAAGGAGATTTCTCAAATCTGCCAGAGCACAGTTTTTGCAGGAACGGACATTGATATTTCGTCTGGAAAGGAACACTTTAGCCTTAAAGATGAAGATCAGCTAAATCTCTTTGGAAAACAGGCTCAGCTGACCGCTGGCATCAAAAAACTGGAATACCACGAGGACGGAAATCCTTGCCGTTATTATTCTGCCGAAGACATGCAGAAAATTATTAATGGTGCAATGGAGTTCAAAAGCTATCACACAACCTATGGGAATTCACTGAACATGTGGATCAAAGGCTGCTCCAAAACTTCGGAAATCGCCAAGATTGAATACGGAGCACCGATCCCGGAAGAATATCAGTCCGAAGTTTTAAAGGACTATCTGGCCGAAATGGCAGCCGACAAGGAGGTTAAATGAA